ACGTGCAGCCCTTGCTAATCAAGGTAAAGTGTTTGGCGCTCATAAAGGGCCTCGTGCGCAAGCATATGAAGATACTGCTAATAATGTAGCTTTCTTTGTAGATAATCAGTCATTAGCTTTTGCTTCTACAATGTTAGTAATTACGCAACAAATGACAGATCCTACCACAAGAGCGCAAACAATAGAACAAATTGATAGTGTTCTCCCTGGTCTAGCTAAATTGTCAGACATTGTAATGAACACAAAATTGTTTGAAAATGAGGCAGGGTTAACTGACCAAGAACTTGCAGGTCTTGAGCAGGCTCGTCGACAAGAAGCAGCTATGTCTGCTTTGAATGTAGGTGATGCCACACAAATACTTGTTCGAGGTATGCAGGTTTTTCCGCAACATACTACTGACGTAATGAATATGCGTTTGCGTAATACTGAAATGGATATGAACCCGCAGCGTTCAAAGATTCAACGGGGTGTTATGCAACCAGGGAAACCAGTTAACGTTAATGTTACATTTAAAAACAGAACCGTTCAAGGCGATGAGTCTATTATTCCTGCTCCAATCATTTCTCAAATAGATCAACGAGTAGGTAATGAAGATTATAAACCATTAACGGCAGGGGAGTTAGAAGCTTCTCATTTGTTTGTTATTGCATACAATCTACTAGAAGATATTACAGGGATTGATCCAAGTGGTTTGTCGGAAGCAAAAATTTTGTCTTTAATCACTCCTGCTTTCTTACAACAAGCCGCAGAGGTTGGTCGTATCTTTAATAGAGCTTTCCCTAAAGACATTGATGCTCAAACCTTTCAAGACCCTGATTTAATGCAATCGCAAGTAATTAATGGTCTTACATCATTGTTCCCTGAAGAACAAGCTGCATTAGCTAGGAGATTACCTCAAATGGCTAAAGGCGATTGGGGTTATAAATTTAAATCTTACATTGCAGCAGCAGATTACTTAGATACTAATGGTAACTCAATTACTTCTAAAGTAACTGGTGAATACGATTACAACTCGGCTGGTTTGTCATTCATGCAAACAGATGCTGGTCGTAAAGAGTTTCTTTCATTAACAGGTATAATCTCTGATTATCAACAACAAATGTATGATGATGCATTGGCTGTTGGTTCTCCACGTAATTTGTTTTTAGATAATATGATTCAGTATTTACAAAGCACAGAGATTAGCGGCACAAATAATTCGGGTAATCGGGCAGATTCACAACGAATTGCAGATGCGTTATCTGATGCAAAGTTATTTGCAAATAGTAAAAAAGAATTAATAAAAATGGCAAAAGGAATTTTGCTTACTATTGGTTACGCTAAGCCTGCAATGTTTCAACATGAAAACATTAGAAATGCACTCGATCAAATTCCTGAATTAGCTGTTCTTCAGCGTCAAGGTGTTGATGTCGTTAATATTCTTAATTATGCTGTATCCCAATCTGTTCGAAATGTAATTGACACGAGATACGCTACTAAAGCTAAACAAGCAGCTAAAGTTTTAACAATGATGGGTGTCCCGTCTTTTATTGAAATGGATGATGGTACACAAATACCTTTATTTAAAACAAAATCTGCGCCTATTGAAGGGGCAACTCCAATCGAAGTTGTAACGGATGAAGGTAAGACAACGCTTGTTGCTCAAACAGAAAAAGTAGCTAATCTACGGGAACAAGGTAAACCAAAAAGCGCTGGAGATCAAAAGATTATTCCTTCTACAGTAGCTTCTATAGCTAACCGTCCAGGTGCTATTAGTGGTCAGAGTCGCGAAACAATGTCGTTAAGAGACTCTGTATTGTTTGTTAATACTGGTTATGGTCGTGAATTAAATCCAGTTTTCTTTAGTACAACTTTTGATAACATTAGTTTTGGTGCTGAAGGTGCGTTCTATTTTAGGGCAGCAATGAATGGTAAAGCAGCTAAAAATGCTTTAGCATTTAATAATACAGAATCTTTCTTAAGAACAGCATCAGATCAAATGAGAAAATTTTCTGAGATAATTCCTGAGACTGTTGTTTTAAATAAAACAACACCTTATGGAGCGTTGTTAGAAGAAATTCAATTAACCAAAATGCGTTATGAAGGTAATAATGAAGTTGACGATTTAGCTCAACAAGAACTCGATAATTTAACTCGACCTAAAGTTGGAAAGTTCCTCGATTATCTTGGTAATCATCCTAGCGCAAATGTTAGGAAACTAATCGAAACAGATATTGAATCTGATGAAACAATAACTCTTTCGAGAAAAGAATTTAGTGAAGTAATGGGTATGTTCCTCGCTTCATTAGATTTGAACATACAGAAATTTATAAGTGCGGCTAACAAAAGTAAAGCTGATAGCCTATTAGCTCAAAAAATGTTTAGTCAAAATATGAAATTTGCTGGTTAATAATAAAAAGAAAAGCCCCCACGGGAGTCCTCTATGGATTCCTGTGGGGGTCTTTTTATTTACGGCCTTTAGCAATAAGGTCGGCAATGTTAGCTTCGGCATGGCTTCGGAGGGCTGCAGCTTCTTTGACAGCAGCTTCTTCAGTCATTGGCTCTCCTGTTTTAGGGTCGATAACGCGTTGATAGTCTCGAACATTCTCTTCGTAAATCTTGTTCAAAACAAATGTGTTATATTCGGGTGTCCCAAGGAGTTCTGATGGGACTTCGATGCCAATAGTTTCGGCATGTTCTTTGTCGGTCATGTCGTAGCCTTTAAGCCACTCTAAATTATAGTTTTCCATTAAGTTTCCTTCGATAAAATAAGTGCTGCAATAAAAAAGAATGCACCTGCAAATGCCATTAGTCTTCCTTCAGCGCATCAATCATGCACTTTGTTTCTTGGTAAATTTCATAAGCCTTCTGAGTAGCGTACTCTTCGTCGGGCTTTAGTTTCAAAAAGTCTTCAAGAGTTCGTTTGTAGAGTGCATCTAAGTATGCATCGTTAATCTCTGGGGTAAAGGCGACGTCCCTAGGTAAGTCCCATTCCTTTACAATCTCCATGTCATCTACTTCCCATCCTTGAAGGGCTAGGTAATTATAGTTTTTCATATCGCCTCTAGCAGAAAAAGTATTTTGAGTCATAAACATCATTGACATTAAGAGATCCGATTGGAACCTCCGCTTCAAAACCTTCCGGTTCTGACAGTAATGCCTCCTTGATTTCAGTAAAAAAGTTTTCATAATCGTATAGTCGAACAAAGTAGTCACGGACTAGTCGGCTAAGCTTATCGACATCACAAGCGTGTGTAGAGAAGCTATCGTGTACCGCCCCGAAAGAACCTTCCCAATCAGAAGCTACAAGCATAAGATGTGCAGCGTCTTGGGAGTGAATGAAGTTCGGAGATATACCAGAAATGTAAGCACCAATATCAGGTACGTGTGTATCTACCCGACCAACGTGTTTAATTTGTTTCCCAGCGATACGACCGCGATGTTTGATAGCTTCTTGTCGGTTACGTTGGTATATCACTAGGAACCCTGATGGGGTCCACCATTGGAGATGTACGTTACGATCGTCAATCTCCTTACGATATCCTACCTGATGCACAGCAGCTTCCTGAAGGAACGCCATTGTAGCTAAAGGACCAGGGCAAACCTTGTCGATAGCCTTAATGATACTAGTGCTTAGTGCTATACAGTCGATCATAGTGATACCATATTTTTCTGTATACCCCTCCTTATAGCAATCAGCATACATGCTCACAGACATGCGCTTTGCGCCACAGGAGTATGCTCTAGTCATAGCCGCACGTTTAGCGATACCCTTGCGGATATCCCGCATAGGCATCCTAGCGATTAACTCAGTCAGCCTTTCATTTCCCTCTTCCCGAACGATATTGTAGAGTTCTTTTGCAACCTTAACGTAGAAGTCACTTTGGATTTCAGTATCGACAAGCGAAACGAGTTTGCCCGCTTGTTGGTCTTTCGATATAGCAGCAAGGTGTTGCCAACCGTTGTTAGACCCATCGATAGGGATTGGAAGAAAAGTAATATGTTCTGCTCCGTCATTCTGTACATGGATCATCTCTATGCAAGCGGCTAAGAAGCTAAACGGTTTTTCACCATGAATTAAACCTTGTTGTGCAGTCCTATTAATAAGGATAAGATTATTATAAGTCCAACGGGCGCGATCTTGAAGACTCATTTTATCTACTGAGATAGAACGTAAGCCTTCTTCTTTAAGATACGCTTTGTAGTCTGATGTTACCCACTCAGGGATATCATCGATTTCGTAAGACTGATTGTAACAAGTAGCAGTGTGGATAGCAAGCCATTTAATACCTTCCTCTCCGATCGGCTTCCCGTCGGCAAACATCATGAGACCTCTAGCAAGGTCGTTACCTTGAAAATTAAGATAGGGTTCTAAGAAGTAAAGACGACCACGATAATCACAATCAGCGTACTGCCAGAATACAGATGTCCCAATGACCTCTGCTTTATTCAAGATAGTCTTAAGGGCGTAGTTCTTAGAACGAGCGCGGAGGACTAAGAGTTTCTTATTCCACTTCCGAGTAGCTTCGTTATAAGCTTCTTGTGTTTCGAGGTTATCTTCTTTGATAAGCTTAGATAATGCAATCTTAACTTCTGAGGGATCGCCTTCTTCTGGCATCTCACCTTCCTCATGAAGAATTGTATTGAATTGTTTCTTAACAGCATCTAATACATCTTGGTTAATACCCCAAGCTGTTTGCTGAATAGTATTAATGCCCTCAACGAAAGGAGATGAACGCATATCGTTATCATTAAACAAACTAATATACTCTTTATCCCAACCTTTGATTAAACTACGAGGACCTGTCTCGGTGTTCTGAAATAGACTCCCAACCATTTTAGGTTTAATAAAGGTAGTACCCATAAGGATCCGACGATCAACAGGTAGTTCGTCTTTAAGTGACGACCATTTATTAGTAGCCCGAAGTGCGTAAGGTACATTAAGCAGCTTAACGTTATATTCAGGGTGTTCTTTATAAGTATCAGGGTAAAGCTTCTTTAACTCAGTCATAAACGCAATACGCGCTTCCGTTTCTTCAGAACCCCTAATAAGGTCTGAGTAGCCTTCCGCTACGATTGAGTCGAGAATACAATCACCAATACGAAGATGATTGCGAAAGTCCTCTTTAGGTTTCTCGCTGCCATGTTCAAGGCCGATACGACGACAAACCTCTCGACCAATAGCAGTAGACACTGTAGTGAGACGAGCGTATCCGTAAGGGAATTCCTCATCGTATTTATTGTAGTGTGTTCCAATGGTATCTAAAGAAGTCATAACGAATTCCATGATACGATGAACATGATCTTTAAGTAGTTTAGAGCCTGGATTGGCTTTAGGGTTATTCAGATTAACAGTTTCAACCTTTTCTCTTAAGTGGTCTACAATGTCTTTCATATAGTGTCCTATCCTGCATATGGTTTACGAGCGTAATGCTCGACTATTATACCCGCTTTTTCTAGCATACGCAACCCTTCTTTGTCTTTTTCAAAAGAATCTCTGTAAACAACTTCCGCAATTCCACTCTGAATAATTATACGAGCGCAATCACGGCAGGGTGCAAGTGTTACAAAGATAGTAGCGCCTTCACAGGCAATACCCTTACGAGCGCATTTAGCTAAGGCATTTTGTTCGGCATGAATAATCCACGGGTGAGTCTTGTTGTCGTCGTCACGTGTTTGGTTAGGGAACCCTGCGGGAGCGCCATTCCAGCCTTCCGCTAGGATACCATCTTTAACAATGACAGCACCTACTTTATGCTTCTGGTCTACAGACATATCTGCAACAGCCTCAGCGATCTGCATATACAAGGTATCGTACTTATATTTCTTTCTGATAGCTTGATTAGCTAAGTTGATCTCTTCAATTATCTGATTCATAACGTATCAAAGTCCCCTCCAATTTGATTCAAACGACCTGTATCGTAGTCGTAACGTACTTCCCCGCAAGGACCTGTAAGACCTGTGTAACGACTTTTAAGCACCTTCATTTGAATAGTGTTCCGAGTGTCTTCGTCTTCAGCTGATACATCACGAGCAAACGCAATGATATCGTACGACACCTGCTTAATAGAACCTGAGCCTCTGATATCATCGAGAGAAGCAATCTTACCATCTTCAAATGATTTACCTACGGTATCCATTTTACGAAGATGAGAAACAAGACCAATCCATACATTCCACTTCTTAACAATAGAACGTAAGTCATTCATAATCTTATCGATAGCTTCGTTACCCGTCAGTCCTTCGGCTCCCTCGCTAACAAGAATAGTAATATGATCAAGGAAGATATACTCACAGCCAGACGCGCAGAGATACTCAATAAGTCCGATAATGTTATTACCGACAGAACCGTTATGGTCCAATATGTTGATGCGTCCATCAGCAAGGATTTCATCAAATCCGGTTCGAAGTTCTTCAAGGGGTATCTCCTCTTTAGCGGGGTTACGATTAATCATCATGCCTGAAAGCTTACGAGCAGTTTCGGCAGGTGATTCTTCGAGGGCTACTACACCTATCTTTGAGGTTGTAGTTTGATGCAGATGAGCGACAATCTCGCGGAGAATTGTTGACTTTCCTGAACCTGTACCTGATGTCCACAAAGCAATTTCACCTCGCCGCATCCCTTTAAGCTTATCATTAAGACCGTTAAGACACTCAGGGTAAGGAACTGATTCAATCTCATTGTATTCCTCTAGTTGTTTCCACACTTCTTCGCCAGCAACAATACCCGCTGGGGTATAAGTGCGAGCGTTCCAGATCATTCGAAGTAACTCTTGGGGGCCTGCCTCAATGAGAACTTCATTTGGATCTTTGTATTTACCTAAGTCAGTTACTTTAGCTTTATCGTAACCAATAATCTTAACAGCCTCTTCGAGACCATTCTCACCTGCTTCATCGTTATCGTACATAACAATAACTTCGTCAAAGCTTCGGAGGTATTCTCGCTGTTCTAAGATAGTCTTCTTAGCTGTAGCACCGTTAGGTACGCTTACTACTGGCCAGATCGTCCCTTTCTCTGCATACGCAGTAGCAACCGCCATGGCGTCAAACTCGCCTTCTGTAATAACAATACGTTTGCCACCTGCAGGAAAAGCATTTTGACCAAATAAACCAACGCCCTTAAAGTCCCCAATCGCACTGAAAGTCTTCGGAAGTTCACGTACTTTGTATGCAACCAATTCAGACCCTCGATAATAAGGATAGAGGTAAGAGCAAATATTACCGTCACTATCATACTCACTGAGAACTCCGAAATGCTCTGCCACGGTCTTGGTAATTCGCCTGTCACGGCAACCACGACTAACCAAATTACTGGCCCTATGAAGGCCATTAGAATGTTTAGAATTATCAATTGCAAGTGTAACCACTTCATCTTCCTTTCCTATATCATGTGTATAATGTTGGCATACAAAACAGTATGCATGATTATCATCGTAAACAGCGTTGCCATCCGACGAACCACATTTGTTACAATCAGTCTTGTACAGTTCCTGCGACATCTTCTTTCATAGCCTTTCTTAGCATATTTAAGAAACCTTCCGCTACAAGTATTTCTAATTCTTCCCCTGTAGCTGTAATCGTTAATGTAGCTGAGCCATCTTCATGCTCAATAACTTCGTCAATAGTAATCATCTCCATCTCTCCGCTTTAATAATGTCGTTATGTCGGGCAGTATCAAATTCCGACCCAAGATGAGACTTTCTAATTCGTTTCTCAGCTTGTTTATTAGCGTAATCTTTTCGGAATAAAGCATCCCGAAGATATATCTCTCGCATTTCATATGCATTAAGTTGACCTGCGGTTGGGAGGCTATACAAAATACGACCTTCAACATCTTCAATAGTCAACTCAGAGAAGTCACCCGAACCCGTGTATTGCTTCCAATCGGGTTGGGAGAACTTCTTAGAGCCTACGTATATACGACCAGTAGCTTTATCTTTCAGTTCATAAACAAAACCGATATGATGAGGATCTACTAGTTTTTTATTAGGAAGCTTCCAATGGCCGTAATCACCATCATTAATTTCGTCAACAACATAATCGTCTCTCTGATATGTCTCAAATGCTACGTACCAACGACGACCGTCACGAGTACAAAGAGTTAATGGTCCTTCCCACCCACGTTTTAATTCGAGAGACTTATATAAACTCTCTTTACACCAGATAACGCCTTCCGAAGAAGATAACTTACGATCTCCCCCTTTCGGTTGGGGCGTTGCTGTAATCTTTAGTCGGTCGTATCTGATGAATGTATAATCACCCATCTCAAATGTCCTAGATGTCATAACCTAATAACTTTCCGATTTTCTCAATATCAATTTTACGGTCATAAAAATCACCGAAACCAATATTGAACCAATCTTTTTCATTACGTTTAATATGAATCAAATGCCCAACTAATGTTAAAACATCTTCATAGTCTGTTGGGAAACGTTCTTTGTATTCCCTAATAACAAGGTCTTTCCATTGAGTAGTACTTTCGAGAAGCCTTGCAGCTGTCTTTGGCCCTACTCGGTGAAGCCCTTTAATATTATCCGTAGAATCTCCTGTAAGTAATTGAGAGTAATAATTAAAGTCAGCTTCTTTCTGGGTTAAACTAAACTGTTCTTGTTTATCGGGATTATAATAAGTGAACGGATCACAAAATAAATCCTTATCGATACCGACAATAACAAAAGGGTCTCCATTGTGTTGAGACTCGTGGGCTGCTGAACGAACTAAATCATCCGCCTCACAACCATCTGATTGAATCCCAATCTCTTCTTCTTCAAGTATCGCATACAATTCTGGTACAATAGAAGCGGGGTCAGCCTTAGGCCGATTAGCTTTGTACAACGGGAAGTCTACTGCACGAAAGTTCTCTACGCCTTTCAGGAAGATAACTAAATCGTCAGTCCACATCTCATCTTTCAAGTAGTTAATTTTTGTTTTGAACTTATTAAAAGCTTCATCAACAGTAACTACGTTGAAACAAGATTTATACACCATACTATCAGCGTCAACTAATAGATGTGTCATTTCCAGCGATCCTTTATGTCTGCAAGTGCTAGTCGATAAAAGTTAATGACTAAGAAACTATACATACCGATCAAGAGGTAATGAAAAATTCCTAGTTCCATTGTTTTAATATCGTAATAAAAGCTAGGGACAATTTGTAGTAAAGCTAGCGTGACAAGCACTACGGCGGTTACAAGTCTTTTAGGCATTATAGTTTTCCTTCTTTCTAAATGATACGGAGAATATATCAGGCTGTTCGGGGGCGTATTTAATCTTACGCCAACTCATTTCAAGATCGTAGTCTTTCATCTTAGGATCACGCAATTTATGTTGCGCCCATTCACGGCCTTTCTCTTCATCTTCGAAAAGACGATTGATATAAGTATTAAGTGTCTTACCCATTAGTGTGTCTCTGCTAGGTTGTTGCCGACTTCATAGTCACCCGACATAATATTTACACCAAGAATCTTTGGTGCTTCCGTTAAGCCTTCTACTAGGATCTCACCTAGCTTTTCAGCATGATCTGCTTTACAGGAGTATTGGAATTCATCGTGATACATTAAACGAGGTTCACATTCAATTCCTTCTTCTGCGATACGGTCTTTGATGTAACCGATAGCAATCTTCATCGTAGCCGCTTCAGCAGACTGGAGGAGGTAGTTGAGAGTTTGGTAGTTCTCTTTAACATAAATTCTCTGACCTCCGAGTCCTCTGATAAATCCATTTCCAGTAGCGTTTTTAGAGTTTTGCCATTGGTTTTCGAGGCTTCGCTTAAGATCTGCGAGACCAGGGATAGCAGCTGCGTATTGATCTTTCGACCTTTGTCCGACGTTGGGGTCCATTTTACCAGTAAGGTATAAACCAAGCTTACCTGCGCCTGCTCCAAATAAGTAAGCGTAGATCCACCTCTTAGCCGCAGCCCTAGTGCATCCCAGAATGTCAGCATTCTTTTGATGAACGTCTCCGTTAAGTACTTCATTTGTGAAATCCTCATTACCAATAAAGTGGGCTAGCACTCTAAACTGATTACCAGCAGAGTCAGCACCAACTACTACATGACCTTGTTCTGGGAGAAACAATGCACGCATACGTCTTCCCCATTCTTCACCCGCTCCTGGAAGGTTTGCGATAACCTCATGCCGCCATCGGAATGTAGGAGTTCCAATGTTCCAAGCGCGTCCGTGGAGTCGCCTAACACCTTCGTCATCAGGTTTAGAATCTCTAATCCATCCTTGTGTAATACTAAGCCGTGATCGAAGAGTAGTCCAGTCGTCGATACTTCTACCGATGTCTCCAAGCTTTTCCAGTGAGCTACTAGTGAGCTTAGGACCTGTTCGTTGAAAATCACCGGAAGGAAGTCGTTTGACGTTCCAATCGTCGGGTTCCCATCCCAATCCATAGAGATACTCCTTTACTTGTTCGAGATTACCGAGTCTAGTTTTGACTTTACGGTTACGTTGAAACTCTTCACCAGCTTGAATAGGAGGAACATCGAGAAGAGCATCAGAAGGATTGATAGTACGATCAAAGTACTCGCTAAGAATACGGCAAGTTGTAGCGTTATACTCGCCGTTCTTTTTATATTTAGCTGTCTTAGGGGTTTTATCAATGAGTTCGATATGATGTCCCAACTCTGGTTCAACACGTTTCTCAATGGCCCCCATTGCTTCTTGTAGTTCTTCAACAAGTTTATTCGCTCCTTCATAATCAAAACGCCAACCGCTTATGCGAGTAGCTGCTTCAAATTCTGCTGCGTCATGTTCAGCGCGGAGGTACTTAGGGTATTGCGGTGCTTTCGCTGCAATCTGGCCTACTTCTTTCATAAGAAGCTTATATACCTTTACATTGAGACGAACATCTTGGGTGCAATACTCTAGCATACGCTTAGAATAACGTTCCCAATCATCAAAGTCTAGCTTAGAGTCTTCTAACTTCTTACCCCATCCAGCTAAACCATGCTTATGCCCTCGGAAATAATTGTTAGTCTGACTCATAGTCCATGTATCGTAAAGCTTTTGTGTTGGTGTTGGTTGCCAGCCATACAGCTTCTTCATTACTACATTATCGAAACCAATAATGTTGTGACCAATGATGCTGCTTGCGTTACTAAGTAACTTAATGCCTGAATACAGAGAGTCAAGGTCTGAATCATAATCTGAGAAACAGTACTCGGATCCTGTATCAACATCAATAGCAACAAGACACCAAACAGTTGAAGGATCAAGCCCATCACATTCGATATCATAACATAACCTCATTACTTATCCTTTCTAGAATGCTCTAGTGCCGCTAGAATATCTTCTGGTTCTGGCACTGTAGATTCTGGTGGGTTACTACAGGGTGGGCAAGTCCGAGTCCCAAGAGCAATACGCATAGATACATATTGCTTTCGACATCTCGAACATTTAAATCGTATAAAAGGTTCTCCAAGAAAATCAAGCTCTGTCTGCATGACCTGCCTCTTCGAAGCGTAAGTAACATTCTGGTACAAACATACCGTGTCCTCCTGCTTCTTCCCATTTAACAATGGTAGACCACTTATCGTCATACAAAGTATTTGCATGCCCATCTGAATCTATTGCGTACTGTATCTTATCGTTACCACTATCTACGACGATAATATCTTCCTCATGGAAGCCTAGTTTACTTAGTGCATCAATTTTATTTCGAGTAGCTTGCTCTTTGTAATGAAACGTTGGCCAGTGATTTCCGACTGCAGTAAGAACGTTTACTTCGTTAAGAGGGTATACGTCATACATACGTTTGAAGTAATGATAGTACTTCGCCATAGGTGACTTCAAAAATATTTCATTTATCTTTTCATGGAAGATTGACTCAGTATCTTCTCGGTCGTAACCAAGAGGAATCTCATTATCAACCATCCACTTAGCAAAGTCTTGGATAGGCCCGTCACCATCAATGAATATCATGCTCTTTCCTTTCGTCATGTTCTGCGGCTAATTCTTTCATGTCGTTAAGAATTAAATCGTGAAGTCCTTCTCTCATAGCTAATTGTATCATATTAGTCTTAGCATCTTCTTTAATGTAAGCATCGCCTTCAGCGATATAATAGTCCATTATTTCTGTGAGAGTAAGAAACGCAATGTATAAAGGTAGTTCTGAAGTATTGTTTTTAAATAAGTCTTTAAAGTTCTGAACAAAATAAACAGCCATAACATAAAAGAAGTCTGCCTTCGCTTCTGCTTCGGGATCTATTTTATTTGGAAATTGTATTACATTATCATCTGACATAGTAAGTCCTTTCGGGGGTGACTAATAAGCCACCCCCAGTTTAGGATTAAAAGTCTTCTTCGGCTCCAGCTGCTTCTTCTTCAACAGCATCGAAGTCAACGTTGTTAGTAGGCTTATACTCTACTAAGTCCGTTACTTGTACTGCTGAAAGCATTACGCCAGTGCCTTGACGACCCATAACATCGTAAGGGTATGTGAACAACTTAACGTTTACACCAGTACCATTACCAATAATAGAAGCGTCAAACGGCTTCCGCGCTGCATCGACTACATCGGGTGCGCCATTCTCGTCACCCTTGCGGTTCTTTGCTTTACGCTTAAGATTAAATGCGATCGTGCCATCTTCTTGTGGCTTACCTTTCACACCTAAGTCAGTGAGTGTTTTGAAAGCTTCCGAATCTTTTTCAGCCCGAACTTGTAGTTCGAATTGTTCAGTCCCAAAGGGTGAAACAGGCTTCAACAGTTTAGGGTAGTAGGCTTTCAGGTCACGTACAATAATTACTTCACTCATTTTTAGTTCTCCATAGATTCATAGGTTGTGATTAAGCGGTCGAGATACCATTTAGCTTTCTTGGCATCCTGTATTTTAGCGTCCTTCTTACCGAGACGCATTAAGTACTTGTAGACTTGACCCATCAGGTGTGCTTCTACACCCTGAAAGTCTGCAAGCATATATTCCATCATGTCCATATACTCGTAACCAGGGATTATCTCCTTATAATGAGCAGGGTTAACATGATCGTCAACAGTTTTCTTTGGCATAAAGATAGTCTCCTTCAGTATCCTTATAGGGCCTTATACTAGTCGAGGTCAGAAGAATCAGCTGCATAATCGTCATCTTCTTTAATTCCTTCTAGGATAGCCCATACTTCCTGACTGAAATTAGCGTTACTCAAAGTAAGGTTAGCAGTCTTTTCATTCCAAGTACTAACATAAATAGTAGGTTCAGCCCCATGCTCTGAAAGACGAAGCCAATCGTTAGCTGCCTTCTCCATGTTCTTTGTGTAGACATCAATGCCCAACATAATATGTTTTTTAGCCATAATATTATACTCCTTTACGAGAATTAAACGCGAACAATCCAACGAGTTTGACGTTCAACGCGGTCAATATGTGTTTTCCATGTACGATGCCACGGGGCATAGTCAATCGTGCGTTGTTTCATATTAGTTCGTTTACACTCTTGAGTAATAATACGGGTGCGAGGATTGTAACGCCAAGTAGCAGATGGTGTGTCATACGACTTAGTGCCAGTAAGAATGTTGTAAATGGTCTTAGTGATTTTCATGAGAATGTCCTTTCTATTTCTCAAGTTCGTGTAGTACTTCAGAGATAAGGTTATGGGCTTCATAAAGCTTATCACAAAGATTTTGGTTGTCATCAATGTCCTTACGAAGCTCATCGATCGGAGCGTTATTACGTGCTTCCGCTCGCATAGACCCTGCAAGCTCAGTTTGTTGGGCGCGTTCTTCCGACCGCTCTAATTCTTGCATGTGACGGGCAGCACTGTGTTGCCAGTAACTTGTATGCTTCTGCTCTTCAGTCTCTTTAGATAAACGTTTCATAGTGTCCTCATAACGTTCCCGCATTTTCATACCCTTTCTTAGCTAGACGAATAGCTTCTGCCATAGAAACTTTTCGGGGGTAAAGATTATTCTGCACCTTTATAGCACGTTTACGCCAGCGGCGCAACTCTTTTTTATCGGTCATATAGGTCTCCATTGATTAATCTAAGAGTCATTTTTTGTCCTTCCGTTTTAAGTCTGCGTCTTGAAGTTTAATTATGCAATACAGTACGATAGGCATTGCAAGACAGAGTAGTACGCCCGTTAGCATCCGACATCAGCCAATTCTGCTAGGCCAAGACCTGTTTCTTCACGGGCATACTTGAGTGCGAATTGATGTCTTTCGTCCCAAGCAGCTTGGCCATCGTTAAGATCGAGTTGCCCTTGATCTTCGTGAAAACGGCGACCATCAGCGTAAGCTTTCTCAAAAGCTTTATGCTCATCGTAATCATATACTTCATGACAAGTTTCTTCTTCAATAAGCCCATCAATATGATATTCGAGATCTAAGGTATTCCCATAGTTCTCGTAATAAGCATAGCCATTCTCAATGAGGAAAGCAGCTTCCGCTGGGCTTTCTGCTTCGACACTAAAGAAACCGCTAACAGTTTCCGTTGCACTTACTTCATAAATCTTACTCATTATACACCAAACTTTCCCATTCTAGCATGAACGTCATATAGCTGGTCGTTAGTCATAACCAACTGCTCTTCGGCTTCA